GTTTGCCAGTACCGCAACTGAGCATTGAAGTCAGTCCACGGTAGGTAGTACAAAGGAATGCGCGTGTTTCCCCAATAAAGGATCACATTTAACACATCTAGGGTGTTAGTGCCTTCTGGCAGGGCAGAGAAGTCAATTGTCTCTGTGCCTTGGGCAATGGTGTATGACTGGAGAACCCGATTACACCCAGTATCTTGTACTAAATGGTTCCTGCCGTCATTGATGTAGTCAGTTAGTTCTGCGTTAGTCCAGAAGTTCGCATTGACATCATGCAATAAACGGCGGGTTTCCGTTATATAGCCCGATAGGGTAGTTGCCATGTCTACTCATTGGTTGTCGGTGATGCAACTTTCGCCGCTGCCCTAGTTTTTACCTGGGGCGCGGCTACTCGTTCCACCACCGGGGCTGACAAGTGGACAGCTTGTCCAGACTGGCGTGAAAACGAAAACTTGCCTAGCTTATCCATTGCTGCTGGAAAGTCATTGCTCATCTTCATCCACCCCAGTCGGACTAAGTACGGCTCTTTATTGTCATCACCATAACCGAATATGTGCTTTGCAACAATTTCAGGCACTTGCAACTCTTTACCAGGCATAAATTCATACTTCGTGCCATCAAAAGAGTCTACAAGCGGGTCTATACCATTGTTGGTCACATAGATGTCGGTCATAGCGTGACAATATCTCCAAAGACATAAATATCAGCAGTAGCCGCAGCACCTTGAGCAGTCGTAAGAGACAAGTAAATGCTCTTAACCGTCAAGACATCGCCTCCAGATGTATATGCAGAAGCAATAGTCAGGTCAATAAACTTACCAGAAGCCGTAAGGCCACTGTAAGCCTGCCCTGATGCAACAATAGCTGTTCCACCTTTGCTCACTGCGGGGTAAATGCCTCCAGCAGCCGTAGATAGGCTGATAGAGGCATTTGTAGCCACAATGCGGCGAATAATGTACTTAGCCGGTGCTGAAAAGATGACAATCTGCTGGTCTGCCGTGGAGTTCATGTTGGCACTAGTCAACTGCCCAAGCAGAATCTGTCCGAATCTACTTGGTAGTTGAGTGCCTACGCTATTAGCGTCCATAATTTCTCCTTAAGCGTAGGTTGAGCCAGCAGGTTCGCCACCGTTAATGGTCACTACGTTGACCGTAGCATTGCCAGAACCGGCATACTCAGTCAGACGCACGTTGACACCATCAGAGATTACCAATCCACCAGTGCCGCCTGCATACACGTTCGCAAACGCATTGCCGTTGGAATTGTTGTTTACCTGAATCGCTACGTTAGCGGTAGGGTAAACATAGTATGTTCCAGCGGTAAGGAGAGTGGACGAAGAGTTTGCTACTGCGACAGTGCTTGCTTGGAAGTAAGCGCCGTCAGAGTTGGCATTGGCACCGGCAACGAGGATTTTGTTAATCGCTAAAGACATGATTTATCCTCCTTACAGGCTAAGTGAGTTGTAGCCCGTGATCTTCGTCATGGCTTTCGGCTTAGTATTGACGAGTTCAGCAATCATCAACACAGCACCTACATAGCCAACTTGGAAGTTGGGCAGCGTGGACTCAAACCCGGTAAACGCAAACGAAGCCTGCTCATGGATATACATGGACAGATAGTTCGTGTTCAGCAGATAGAGCGTACCTTCTGGGCAGTACGGATCAGGATAGATCGGCACACCAGCAACCATCAGGGCGCGGAAAGCAGCCTGTGGGCCATTGGCATCACCATCAAATCCAGAACCCGGTGTAATCATGTAGTTCTCTTGGCCTACATAGTCTTGAGCCAAGAGCGTCCATGTACCGAATCCGCAGACACCGAAGGTCGGAACTTCAGCACCGTTCTTCACCGTGCCAGAAATGTACTGAAGTACGTTCTGACGGGTGGGGTTTACAGAGCCAGCAGCGTATTGCTTGGACTTCCACCAGGTGTTAGACGAACGGTTGATGTTTCCGTAGGTTGCAGTACCTGTACCATCATCTACGGCAGCAGGCAGTCCAATGAACTGTTGCTGGTTTGAGGTGTTGGTATACAGGGCAGTAGCCATCGAATCCATCATCACGTTGGTCGCATCGTTCATGCGAGCCTCGATCAGGGGGATAATGGCGTAGTCCTGCTGCACTGCACCTTCCATACCAAGGAAGGGAACCGGGGAGATCAGGAGTTTGAGGTTGAACTCAGCCTGATATGCACCTTGTTGCACAGAGGGTTGAGCAAACGAACCCGAGTAGTCAGACCACTGGGCGTTTACGAATTGAGAACCTTGAACGGGAACCGTTACTGAAGACACGCCGCCTGAAGCGGTTTGGCTATTAGCAATCAGTGCCGCCATCAAGGGCGTCGAGTTATAGATTTGTACGACCAACTTCGGAATAAACGCCCTACGAGTTACATAAGTAAGCTCGTCGTACTGGCTAGTACCCGAAGCCGGAAGAATGCCGCCACCTATAGGCATAAGTACCTCCGAAGTGTGTTAATAAGCCCCTGTTGCACTACAGTCCAATCGGTCTTGGGTTCTTGCGAAGTTCAGCCAAAGCCGCCGCAGCGTTTTCACGCGCTGCACCTACTGGATTCTTCATATAGCCCTGAATATCCATCCGTGACATCACGGGTTGGGGGAATCCAGAGCTAGTTGGAGCCGCCGTTTCCTTCATCCACTTCCAATATTCGGCAGCGGTGTCGTGGTTGGCAATGCCTTTTTCAGTCATGATCTTCTCAATCTCTTTAATGTCATCGTCTGTTTGGGCTTTGCCTGCCTCTCGCAAGGCATTACGGCGCTTGGAAAGCTCATCTTTGACTTCTTTCTGTCGCAGTTTGGCTTCCAACTCCATTACGCGCTTCTCAGCAGCAGAAACGCGCAGATTTGTTGCTTCTTCGATCTCAATCTCAGGCACAGGCAGGTCTGGATGCACCTTCTTTGTCAGACGCAAGAACTCTTTACGAGTAGCGGGGTCTTCAGAAAGGCGCTTGGAAAGAGCTGCAAGCTCTGAAATTGCTTCTGGTGAATAGTTTTCTAAGCTCATAATTAGCCCCTTTTATGCCTTAGATTACTTTTTTGGTGTCACCGGGCTTGCTCAGATTCATCTTATTCCGAGGGCCAGTCTTAGAAGCGTTATCGAGGCCACCCATAACCGCAAAGCGGGGAGTGTTCACGATTTGACCATTTTGCTGCGAGTTGTCCGTAGGACGGCGAGGTTGCAGCGCACCTTTGGGTTTGAAAAGCTCCATGATTTCTCCTAGATGGGAAGTGGGGGTGCGGTTGTACCCGCGATAGGCGCTTGCATAACAGACCTCTGTCCCGGTGTAGCGCCACCAGCCTGCGGCAGAGTTTGAATAAGGTTAATGATCTCAGCAGGCATAAGTTCACGGGTCTTAGACTCGCGCTCACCAAACTGATTTGTGATCTCTGTGACCACCCGTTCTAGGGCTTTACCTTCAGGACTCTCCATGCCAAAAACACCAAGCGCCTGCTGGAGCATATCTAGAGCCATCATAATGTTGAGCCGTGCTTGTTCCTGATTGCCGTTCTGGGGTTCAGGGGTAGACATAGGACTAGCCATCGGAGCAGTCATTGCATCCTGCTCTGCGGGTGGAGGAGTCATGGGTTCAGCAGCACCGCCTTGGCCTGCTTTAATCATGTCCATCATGTCTTTTGAGCCAATCGCCATAAGTAACTCCTATTGTTGGCAACGGTAAATATAAAGAATCTATCGTGTCAACACAAAAAAGGGGCAAAATGTCATGCCCCGTTGATTTATGTGCGCTTTGTGCGGCGCGGAGTGACTCGTTTCATCGGCATAGTGGGTTGTTTGTACATGATTAACTCCTTTTCATAGAGCGTGATTGATTGGTGCGTAGGGTAGCACCTCGGGGTTGGCTGCGGATATACGACATTGAAGCGGGTTTGTTCATTTCTGAGACTTCCCGACCTGATGCGCGGGGCTGATCTCCCTGCTTGAGCATAGAGCCAGAGTTCATAGCGCCTGAATTTTGGTTCATTGGACGGCCCTCAATGGTGGTTGAGCGTTTACGGGAGCCTCTTGTCCACCAGGGGCGGGCGCTTGAGGCGGCTGCATTGCCTGTTGTTCTGCTGCTTTCTCTTCTGCTTTGATAATGTCATCCATGAGAATGTCCTTCATGGGTGGCTCTAGCAGTTCTACCAGGCGGGACTTGCTGATTGCGCCTGCATTGTAGAGGTTAAAGGTCAGTTCTCTTAGGTCTTCCATGAAGATCGGGGAGTTAGAGTGGGCATCGACCTTGACCACAAAATCGTCTGTGAATTGACTAGCAATAAACTTATTGCCATCAGTATCTGTATATACCGTGTCATCGTATACCTGCATCATTTTGAGGTAGAGGGTGGCAATCTTCTCTAGGCTGTCTTCTACAATCAGCGCCCTGCGCTTGGCGCGGGAGGAACCTAACCTAGCTAACTGGCTGGCATGACCTTGTGAGCGCACACCTGTCTCTCCGCGCCCTGACAGTACCGAGGTAATGCCCGAGGCTTCTGCGAACATGGCATCAATCTCGGCAATCTCTCGGAAGATGTCGTTAGGAATGTTGGGTGCAAACTCCTCGACCTTGGCATTGGGCATATCTGTGGAAATAAAGGAACCTGCGCGGTTAAGGGCAAAGTTCTTTTCATCCAGAATGCCGGTAAAGCCCATGACGGCTTTGGGAGGCGAAACCTGCTTGTCTAGCAGTTCAAGGATTTGGCTTACCCGCTTGTTCCGCATCTCTTGCAGGAAGACTAGGCGTTGTGTCTCAGACTGTCCCCAGTAGTAGTCATACTGTGGGGATGGGCAGATTTGAACAAACGGTTGTTCGCCTTCAAGGAATAGGCTCTTAGAGGGGCGGTCATAGATGACTACCCGTGGCTCTGCTACGGTGACGCACACATAGTCATTGATCTCGTCATCGAATAGCCAGAGTTCGTACATCTTGACGGTAGGCTCACCGATGCGGGGGACATAGTTCTGGCTTCCAGCCAAGTTCATCTGCACATTGCCATAGATAGTGGGGTCAATGGCTGAAGTCACTAGACGCTCTACGCCTTCAGG